AGGCCACCCCAGATACCAAATCTTTCGTTCTGTATACCCCATTCAGCGCATTCGGATTTATGGACACATCTTCCACAGATAGTTTTTGCAAAACTTGTATGGTAACGAGAACTACTGTCTGTCCCAGTAACCTCTGGGAACCAATGGTCTCCTCCGACTTGTGCACATAGCGGAGCCTCGTATTCACGCGGCTCTCGCATTGTGTTACGCCCAAATCGTTGCCGCTTGTTGGTCCTTTGGAACTTTAGCACCAGTCCACTTAGGACCAGTAGCGGGATCAAACCAACCCTTGTATGGCTTGCCAGTTGCTTGTGCCTTGCCGTGCTTTAGAACCATCTTTCCACGAGAGCACTCTGGTGCGCTTGGGTGGTTGTATACCCAGATGTTGCCATACTTATCGTTGACAGTTTCTTCTCCGCCAGCAGATACTGGCGCTGATGCTACTGCTGGTGCAGAATTGTAAACGGGAGCAGCAGGTGCAGCGCCTGCATACGCTTGACTTGTGCTTGTAATAAGGGCAGAAAAGTCAGAAGCTGCTGTTAGCAACCCTTCCAATTCCTCCTTGCTTGTAGCATAAAGATTGATGAGGGTTCCATCTGGTGTCTTGAAATTGACTTGGAACTTTGTTGATTCTGGTGCAGCCACTTTACTTACCTCCATTATGTTTAATTGAAAGGCGCAGACTTTCCTTGCCTTTTATTGTTGGACAAAAGCCGATGAGTTGCTCGACTGCATCCTTATCTACTTGCGTAGGTCCAGCTACTGATGTCCAACGGACTTCAACTCCAGTAGCTGTGACACCGACAACCCCACTAAGAGCTTCTTTAATAGCATCCTTCTTGGTTGTCAATTCTTTTATCTTCTGATCTATCTGTAGATATTCCAAAGCCTGATTACTAGACTCATCACTTTCAATGAGCGGTAACTCAGTCTTTGTACGTTCTTTTTTTAGACCAACGCATCCAATCTCACCAGATGCGTCAAAGTATTTACAATAGAACTTGCAGTAGCTCTCATCCTTTTCAGGTTCAGGAGCAACCTCACTGGTCTTAATAGCCTCTAACCAAGAGAGGGCTTCGAGCGCAACAGCAGGGTCATACTTCTCCGTATGGACCTTGACATCGCGCTCGTCACCGTCTCGCGGTATTGCTACCAGATGAACATTAGTAACCTTCCCCAAGCCACTTTGTTCTATCAGGTATCCGTAAGTTTGTATTTGCCAGCGTTGCTGCTGACTTGGAAAGTAAGTGAGGTTCTTCAACTTCACTGTCTTCCAATCCACTACATCGCCTGTCCCAGGAATGTAGAGATCTACGTGAGCCTTCATTCCGTTATGTTCTACTGTTTGCTCTAGCAAAACTTCTTTGTTATTAGATAAAGCATTCTCTATAGAGTTATGGATAGCAGTACCCATAATAGCTGCGAGCTTTAGCTCTCCGCCATTGGTCTTTTCTTGTCCGTTTAATTTATACCAGACCTTACGCCGACAGCCACCTAACTCTGATGGACCTATCTGTGTCTGCAGTGACCTGCCTCTACTGTTCTCTTTCTCGTAGAGAGCCTTAACTAATAAATCTTTTATATCCATTTATGCTTTTCCCACCTAGTTATTGTGAAGCGGAATACTATCAGATTTATTACTAACATTCTAGCAATTAACCTGTATGGCATAGTGTCATAGTCGTGAAAGTAATCAATACCAAGGCCCCAGTTATTCAAACTACCAAAGCTGAAGTGAATTGAATAGTCTCGTATCACGTTATTATCCTTCCTTGAGAGACTAATTGAATCGGTGGACAGGTATTGATGTCAAGGATGCTGGCTATTTGAACAGCGCGTTCGGCGTGTTGGTCAATGTTGCCTAACGTAAGACGATTAACGCGACCATATAGATAGCCGAGAGCATAAGCGCCACCACTACCCAAGCCGTAAATACCTTTGTCGGACTGGATGAACGAGAGGTCAGTTGCAATATGGAATAGGTTGCCATCAAACGCGACAAGGTAGTCGAACCCTGTTTCTTTATCTTTGGTTGCTTCATACGGGTCGTATCCATTCTCTTTGAAAGCCTTCAGGATTGAAGGCATAACTTTCTTACCCATCCACTGCACGGGATCAGCTCCCTTGTAGGGTGGCGGACTCCAGTTGTAAGCCAAGATATCAGCAGGCCTGGAATCTCCTACCAGTCCTATCAAGTATCTACCAACGTTAATAATCTTTGGCGTAGTACTACTTATAGTCCGTAAGTTATCTTCAGTAATCTGGCTATCAGCAGCCAGTATCACCATATCTTCAATCTGTATTCCTACCAGTGTCGTCATAGCAGAGAAATATACCTTCCATCGGCGTGTCGTACCAGTAACGACACACCTTGTCATTAAACTATGAGCGGAGCGAATAAACAGTAACAGCGTTCCGAGCCGCCAAGGGCGGCGAGAGGCGACTGACATCAGGAAGGAGCCGTGAACTCAGTGTTGTTCCGTCTACTTCGGCTGCTTAGAATACCACCAGTCAAAGCAGCAGATCTCAGGTCCCTTGGACCTACTCACGTCTGTAGCTGTGGTTGTACTATGTTTAACATTATGGCTCAGTTCCAAGACTATGAGATATCCTGGTACTTTCTTGATGCTACCTGTGTCAACTGCGGTAATCTAGTTCGTATCCCTTGTCCTGTTGATAACAACGAGAATAGTTTTTAGGCATAAAAAAAGAAGCCCCCACCCCGTTAGGGATGAGGGCTTTCCTCGCAGCGCTCTTACAAATTACTTACTTTACAGCGTCGTACTTTCTTCCGAACTCCGCTTCAGTCTTATCAGCCCACTTGACGATAGGGGCAGTAAGACCACCGATTAGGATTGCGTATTCAGGAGCTAGGTCTGTTGCCAAAGCAATTCCCATAGTCGCTGCTGATGCTAGAACAGCACGGAGATAAGACTTGAAAGCAGCCTTAAACTCTTTGCTCTTGATTTTCTTTGCTAGTTTCTTCATTACTTTCCTCTCTTGAATAAGGACACAAACAAGGACTTCTTCCTAAGAGATTGATTCTTAGTAGCAGCCTTGGCTGTCTTCTTCTTAGGCTTAGAGGCCTTCGACTTTGCCACAGTAAGGGCATCCTTCGGAGTCCTCTTAGCCTTTTCCAACCAGGGAAACCAAGGACTGGTGTCCTTATCGTGCTCTTGCCTGATTGAAATGTGTAGATGACTTACGTGTTTATTTGGTCCTTCGTAAGCGCGGTCACCGTGTTCCTTAGACCAGATGCGCCCACTAAATATCAGGTATGAGACTCGCTTATCTTCCTTGAGTTTCTCATAGATTTTGCTGCAATCAATTCCGTTATGTGGATCGTGGGTCAAATCTACTGCGTGACCTGTGTTATGGTCAGAGTTAGGATTTGCCTTGATGTGAGCCTTGCTTGGCAGGAGTCCATCCGATACCTTCTTGCGCTTTGGAGCAAGCGCAGTTGCCTGTCTTAGAACGGCACTTGCTGCAGGTGTTGCACTCTTTGCAACAGGTTTCACTTGTCATCCTCTTTCTGCCAGAATCTTGTAGATTTCGTCAACGCGTGTCTCTAGTCGAGCCACTGTGTCTTTGATGCTGGAGCCACCATTAGGTCTAAGTTCATAAAGAAATGAATGGACTATCCAACGCAGTCCCATAAATAAAGTTGATGCTATTCCAAGAACTGTGGCAATAAGAATTGCCCATTCAGAAGGGGTCATTGCAGGCTCCTATACGGATCTAATAGTGACAAGTAAGGTTCCGCCAAAGCCTGTGAACCTTTTGTCTTGCGGTGTACGGTTGATAAAGTCCATCTCTTCTATCAGGCCAATAAAGGATTCTCCTGTGCGGAAGTCCTCTACTCGGATGGTATCGCCTACGTTTTCTACTGCTTCGAGTTGTTGCATACGGTCCCAAGCAGAACCTTCATAGCCTACTTCCACTCCGAACTTATCGCTCTCGTGGTCATAACAGAATAATGGATACTGAATCAATCTTTGACGAGGTACTGAGGGCAGAGACTTCAACTGGTAGCCAGTAAATAGTGGTCCAAGAGTGCTGTCATTGGCATCACGGCTAAGTGTAAACTTGAAGGCTAAGTATTCTTGAGGTCCTTGCGGATAAGGAATGCCGATTTCAGAAACAGTAGACTCTTCAGCAAAAGAACCGATTGCATATTCGGTATAGTCATAGCCGATAGATGAGATACTCAAGCTACCATTAGTGGTATCAATACGCGGGGTAAGTAGTTTGAATAGCTTACCTTCAAGAGTGTTATAGCGGATAAAGCCAGTCTTTAGATAACCAGATGCAACCTTGACTCCGTATGATTCAACCCATACACCATCGCCTGGAACACAGAAAGCTACACGATCTGTGCCACCAAGAAAGGCTACTGAGTTACTGGTAGTAGTCTCGCCAGAGGCGCATACATCCCAAGCATAGGCAAAGACAAGGCTGTTAGGAATTACTGGCTGTGATAAATCAATACGAACTAAACCTGATTCGCTTCCCTGCTTGGTAGATACATAAGCAAACTTGTCTCTAAAGGACACATCAGTACACTCTGTTTCAAATAGTAGCGGTCCATAGGAGACATCTCCTTCATTACCTAGAACTCCTACTCGAACACCTTTGTTAGTGCATAGTACCGCGTAGGTACCAAGGTAGGTATCAAAGGTATTGATGATTTCACCTTCAGGTAGGTCTATAACTACCGAAGGAACGCTAAGTTCTGGGAAGCCAAGAGCATTAGCATTAGCCAAATCTAAAGTAATCTTATAGATAGATGAGTTCTTACGGCTATAGCCACCTACATAGATAGCATTAGGACCCTCTGAGATAGTAGTCCAAATCCAGTCACTCTGTGGATGGGTATAGTGGTCTGATGGTAGAGCGCCACCGCCAGTATGAGTAGAACTTAATTCATAAAGTTTATTATTAACGCTGGCAATAAGGCGTTGTTTAATGTATTTAATTCTGGCACTTGTGGTACTGCTTGCGTTATAGATTTCAGTGCTACTACCTGATGTGATATTTCCTCTATGAACGTGAGTTCCATTGATAAACCAGTATCTGATTCCATCTGTGGTTAAATCAAGAATAGTAGATGGAGTTCCTGCTTGGGTATAGGTAGAGTCAGTAGGAGTATCATTACTCATCGTAACTTTCTTCAAGGCAGAGCCATCTGCTACAACTAAACAGTCATTAGTACCATCATTAGCACCAATGATTATCGGGGTATTGGCGCTAGTTAAAGCCCTGACTGTAGTATTTAGCAGGGTAGCCTGACCTTTAGTCCAGACATCCAAGCCTTTAGATTCTGTGTATTGGAATCGCAGTGACTCATCTTGAGCAGGCTCAAAGTATTTAATTCCTTGACCTAGATGAAATGATGACTGAGATCTAAACCACCAACCAGTCAGCGATTGCTCGCCTGCTTCTCTGGTCTGGTCATACTGTTGCTTACGATACTGCGCCGTTACACGGCGATAAGGTGAATCATCACTGGCAGCCAGAAAGAATGGCAGCCCGTTGATGGCTATATCGTAAGAAACTCCTGTGGCTTGATAGTTAGTCGAGCCAGCAGGATTGGATAGGGTATAGGGAATACCCTCGGTAATATCGTCACCATATGGTGCCAAGGTTTACTCCTTAGTTAAGGGGTGGGTATTTCTACCCAACTTTGTGTTGCTTCATCCCACACATAATCTTTTCCATCATTTGGGTATGGAACAGGTGCTTCCCAATAGTAAGTTTCTGGATTAAGAATCCAAGATGGATAAGGCTGTGGCGCAAAAAAACCGATACCATCAAAACCATATCCGATGCCAGCATAATTCTTACGAAATGCAGGGCTGCCGTCATCGCCATAATGAACATTGCCAAAAGTCCAATATGAAGTGCGCTTACAGACTTGGCCTCTAAAATTGCCATACCAAGTTTCAGTGTCTAAACCTTCTATAAGTTCAGTTTCATCTATCCCAGCAATAACCTCAGTTACTACATTGTTCTCATCTAAAAATGCGTAATGTGCCATTATGCCCAACTCACATTTCCAGTACCAGCAGTGATTGTTGTTACTTTATAGGACCCATCTGTTGCTGTGCTACCTGTTAAACCTGCACCAATAGTTATGGTTCCATCAGTAGTTAAATAACGAAGTACTACAACGCCAGAGCCGCCAAGATTTGCGCTGTTGCCACCGCCACCACCGCCACCGCCTGTGTTGGCTGCGCCACTTGAACCCACCGAAGTTGAACCCCAGCCAGTACCACCGCCGCCAGTACCACCTGCGCCACCAGATAAACCTGAACCACGAATAGAACCGCCGCCGCCACCTGCGTAACTTACCGAACTGCCAGTAATTGAATTAGAAACACCTGCGCCACCTGCGCCACCTACCGTTGCAGTCGCACAATTTACACTTACCGCCGCGGCACCCGCACCACCACCGCCTGCGCCTGCTTCAAAACCTGTTGATGGATTGGTAACGCCGCCACCTGCAAATCCTTGATTTGCCGTACCTGCGCCACCATTTGCCGCACCGCTTGAACCACACGCACCGCCACCCGAACCGCCTGCGGCTCCTGAGTTATTAGCGGAATGTCCACCGTAACCACCTTTTGTACTTGTTATTGTAGAAAAAATTGAATCATTGCCGCTAGTGCTTGCCGCGCCACCTGCGCCCACTGTAACTGTGTAATTTGTTGCTTTGCTTATTTGTATTGCTGTTTCAACGGAACCACCGCCGCCTGTTGAGGCGACACTTGAACGCAAGCCGCCTGCGCCACCACCGCCAAGCCCCAAACCGACATTGTTAGTATGGTTGCCACCGCCACCACCGCCTGCAACAACAAGATAATCGATAGATAAAGTTTTTGGTATTCCCGAAGAAGCAATAATTCCAAGAATAGGCATCAGGCAATATCCCCAATCACGGTCCAAGTATCTGTTGCTGTTTTAACAAGGCTTGCTGCAGACCATTGAGCACGAAGGGCTGTCCCAGTTCCATTGACAGTTACCCCGCTTGCTCCAGCCACTGTTACCTGACCTGCACCAATCTGTTGAAGATTGATGATTGCGCCAGTAGCGAATGCAACGGATGAGTTAAGTGGCACAGTTACTGTTATGGCAGCAGCATTGCTCAAGGTAACTAAGCGACCATTGTCGGTTAGCACCAAGGTGTATGTAGTACCAGTCTGGGCATTAAGAGTTAGATTCTGTCTAGCATCATTGATTGTTGGTGTATTCAATGTTGGGCTAGTTAATGTCTTGTTAGTCAGCGTATCTGTTGTTGCTTTACCTACCAAGGTATCTGTTGCTGCAGGAAGTGTAAGCGTGGTTGTTCCTGCTACTGCAGTAGCCTGTACTGTGGTGCTACCAGAGGTAGAGCCAGCAAAACCTAAGTTAGTTACAGGCGAGATAGATGCTTTGAAAGCATTAAGATCATCGCTAGTAAGTACGTGTTTGACTGTTGCACCTGCTGAGTGTTGCACTCCAGATGTTCCAGAACGTGCTCTGACGATTGTAAAAGTATCGGTAGAACTTGCAGTAACAAATATGATTTCTTCGTTTGTGGTATCTGGGTCAATAGCAACAGTGAACTGGTCAACGTTGCCTGCGGCAAGTGTTACTCCGCCAAGCAAGGCAGAGCCAGTTCCTGCTGCCACTGTCATTGTTGTGGCGCTAGACGATATTGTTGAGGCTAGTGTCGTCTCAACGCTAATCGACGAGTATTGTCTGGTCATTAGCCTTCCTTATTTTGTGTAGTGGATACGAATTGGATATTTGTCTGCCAACTTCAACGATTCCTCTTGTAGTCGTTGTTGATACAGAGCAAAAACATAACGAGAAGCAGATGCACCAGAGTTGTACGGATTCTTGGTGTCATTAAGGTCAGCCTCAGCACTAGTAAGATTGATACGACCAGTGTCAAGGAATGATAGAAGTTTGTAGCAGGCACCGAGGATGGTTACATCTACTGTGCTTGCAGGCAGACCAGTGACATCTGCATAGTCATCGGTACTAGCATCAAGGGTATTACCTTCTGTTGTATACCAGACCTGAACGGTACGACCAGGTTGTATGTTTTCATAGATGTTCACCGTATTGTTAGTATTAAAGGTCGCAGCATTTGCCATTGGGTCTGCTCTCCAACGGTTAATAGGTAACCATTCCTGAGAAGAACCTGTAGTCTGCCAAGACATATACAAAATTGATTCCAAATCATCAGGTAAAGCATAGGTAGTCTGTGATGCGTTGAATGTAAAGGTAGTTGAACTTACTGCCCAGAGTTTAGGGAAGTAACTGTTGATAGTATCGTTGATAGCCTTCTTTATGCTGATACGTGGGAAGGTTGGAGCTAGTGTTACTTGAGCATACTGTGCGTGTGGTGATGCTGTGGTTCCTTGGAAGCCACGACCAATCGGGTTAGTCGGAGCACCCATAACGTTGAGAGTATTGTTTGTCTTGTTGAAGGAATCAATCCAAATCAACTCATCATCAATTTCAATCAAACCTTTGGCAAGGTTATCTCCTGAACCAACCTGAATTGACAAACTAGAAGTCGTCAGACCAGCCGAGTTATTTACATAAGTGATGCGATCTTGACGAAGAGAATAACCCTGTAGGTTAGTCCGTACCTCGTCTATCATCTCCGACAGTGTTGGCATTGTTTCCTTCCGTATACCAGCCATCTCCCCACAGAGTTTCTAATCTGCGGAAGTATTTCTCATATTGCTTCGCAATAACATCTACGGAGTAGAGCGATACTGCTCTCTCTCGTATTGCCTTGCGATCTAAGTTCTTGACATTCTGAGTTGCCAAGACGAATTCTTCAACGTTGCGACATCTAAAGCCTGTCACACCTTCTATAACAGTTTCAGTAAATGCACCCCAGTCTGTAGTAATTACTGGAGTTCCGCAGGCTTGTGATTCAATGTTCACATTACCAAAGGGTTCTAGGTATAGAGTCGGTACAAATGTAGCGATTGCTCCACCCATCAACTCTGCTCGCTTCTCAGGTCCAACAGGTCCGATATACTCACCATAGTTCGGGATATGTGGGCCAGGTCCTGCAAAGATTAAACGAGCACCGATAAGTTTGCAGATATGCGCTGCGATATCTATGCCTTTACGTGGAACCATTCTGCCTATGTAAAGGTAATAATCTCCATCGCCTTTACCTAGCGGGAACATATCAGGATCTAAGTAACCTGGAATGACCGCATCAAAGAATGAACCATCTACTTG